TAAAGATCGGATCAAGAGCATGGTTCATGAATTAATGATTGAGGCGCAGACTCTAGAACTCGTATGATATTTTTTAAAATGCTACGGTACAAGAACTTTCTTAGTACTGGTGATTCGTTCACGCAAATTGATCTTAACAGAAACTCATCGACGCTGATTGTCGGGCAGAATGGTGCCGGTAAGTCCACCATGCTCGATGCGCTCTCGTTTGCTCTGTTCGGTAAGGCACACCGCAATGTCAACAAACCACAACTGATCAACTCTATCAATCAAAAGAACTGCTTGGTTGAGGTTGAGTTCTCGGTCAACGGTTCAGACTACAAGATCGTGCGGGGTATTAAACCTGTGCGCTTTGAGATATGGCGCGACGGCAACCTAGTGAATCAGGACTCGCACAATAAAGAGTACCAGAAAGTCCTAGAGCAGAATATTCTGAAACTAAACCACAAGTCGTTTCATCAGATTGTTGTTCTGGGTTCGTCATCGTTCGTGCCATTTATGCAGTTACCCTCGCATATTCGCCGTGACGTAATAGAAGATCTGTTGGACATCAATGTATTCTCCAAGATGAACGGTATCCTCAAGGAGCGTCAGTCTGTCCTCAAGGAGCAGGTTCGAGCGAACATCGCCGACTTGGATGCAGTTGAGATGAAGGTCAAGACGCAGAAACGATATGTTGAGAAACTTCATGATCTTAACCAAGAAGCGAAGTATGAGAAACTCAATGAGATCAAAGCACTTGAAGAAACCATTGAAGAACTTCGTGCATCGCAGGAAGAAGCAGATCGCGACTCGCTAGATGCGCTCAAGGTTAAGTCGACAGATACAATTAAAAAGATATCTGAAGTCGAGAAGTACGATTATCAGTTCGGAGTGAAACAAAAAGAACTGAATAAGGAAATTACATTTTATGAAAACAACGCAACATGCCCCACCTGCGATCAAGGTATCGATGAAGAATTTAAACAGGAAAGAGTCGACTCTTCCGCAAAAAAGTGGGACCAACTCGAAGAAGGTAGGCACCAAGCAGCAGCAAAGGTAAGAACGCTCAAGCGAACCCTCTCTGAACTTGAAGAAGAGATTGATCAATGCACCGCCAAGGTCGTTGAAATCGATAAGCGAAACATGCAGGTAAGTGAGTACCAACGCAGGATTACTGAACTGCAGTCACAACTTACCAAGTATGAGCAGGATACAGGCGATATCGAAACAGCAGAAAAAGAACTGAATATTTTGACCGAACAAAAGTATGAGGTTGTTGAAGCGAAATCTAATCTTGCCGACAGAACATCATATCACGTGGTGATCACTGAGATGCTGAAAGATACGGGCATCAAGACTAAGATCATTAAGCAATACTTGCCCGTGATCAATAATCTCACCAACAAGTATCTACAGGTGCTGGACTTCTTCGTTTCGTTCCACCTCGACGATACCTTCAAAGAAACCATCAAGTCGCGCCACCGTGATGCGTTCTCGTATGACTCATTCTCTGAGGGCGAGAAGCAACGTATCGACTTGGCGCTGCTATTTACATGGCGGCAGGTTGCCAAGATGAAGAACTCAGTTGCAACTAACCTACTGATTCTTGACGAAACGTTTGACTCAAGTCTGGACGCCGACGGGGTTGACAACCTGACAAAAATATTAGATACTTTGGATGATGACACCAACGTATTCATCATATCTCATAAGGGTGAACTGCTCGATGGTAAGTTCGAATCCAAGATTGAGTTCGTTAAACGTAAAAACTTCAGTCAAGTAGCTTGATTTTTCGTTTATTTTTTTGCATAATAGATGTATTACTAACAAGGGTTAATGATTATGGAATTATCTGAAAACACATTGCAAGTTCTTCGTAACTTCGCATCCATCCATTCGAACATCGTTATTCAAGAGGGTAACGTTCTTCGTACAGTATCTGAGGCAAAGACAGTTCTCGCGCGTTCCGAAGTGGACGTTGAGTTCCCTGCTTCGTTTGGCGTATATGATCTGAGCGAGTTCCTCAGCGTACTCAATCTGGTCGACTCGCCTCGTATCGCATTCGAGGAAAAGTTCCTGACTATCTCTGATGGTTCGGGTCGCTCGAGTGTCAAGTATTTTTACTCTGACCCCAATATGCTGACCACCTCCAACAAGGATGTTTCTATGCCTGACCCTGACGTTTCTTTCCGCTTGGATCAAGAGACCATGAGTCGAATTAAGCGCGCCGCATCTGTGTTTGGTCATACTGAAGTAGCAGTGACTAAAGAAGATGGCGTCATTGTTCTGACTGTTTTGAACAACGAAGACCCAACCTCAAACACACTGAAGATTGCAGTTGACGGTAACTCTGACGCCGAAGACTTCAAGATGATCTTCAACATTAATAATCTTAAGATGATTGATGGCGACTATGACGTGTATCTCTCATCGAAACTAATTTCACACTTTGTGAACACAGAATCCAATGTCGAGTATTGGGTAGCGCTACAGAAAACAAGTAAATTTTAAGGAGTAATTCATGAATACTGAAATGATCGACCTGGTAAACCGTGTCGCTCGCAGCACAGTTGCTGTGGTTGACACTGTTTCATCTCGTGGCGGTTTCCGCGGCGAGGAACTTTCGACTATCGGGCAGTTGCGTGATCAATGCATCTCTCTGATTCAACAAGTCGAAGCAGCACAAAACGAAGAAGAGGAAACAGAGGAGTAATCTATGGAACTCGCAATCGTCGTATTGCTGATTACAGCAGGTGTAATTTTTTACATCATCCGCCCTGGGAGCAAGCACGTTGATCCCTCGGCTCCTGCTAATCCAGCACCAACAGCACCACCCGCACCACCCGCACCGGAACTTCCATCCGAGTCAGCGCTTCTGCGTATGAGAAAGTCAGACCTTGTAGCATTCGCTGCATCTCAAGGCGTCAACGTCCCGACTTCATCTACCAAAGCGGAAATCGTCTCTGAGTTGACTACTCAACTGAAATAAGGTACAGTTAATACTGACCTTATGCCGAGGGTCTTATGACCCTCTTTTATTTTTTTTATTATGGAGTTGTAATGAGTAACGATTTTCTTTGGGTCGAAAAGTATCGTCCCCGCACAGTTTCCGAGTGTATTCTTCCTGAGTCGCTCAAGTCTACGTTTTCCGAGATAGTTGAAAACGAACAAGTCCCTAACATGCTTCTTACCGGCACGGCAGGTCTCGGTAAAACTACAGTTGCCCGAGCAATCTGCAATCAATTGAACCTTGACTATATTCTGATCAACGGTTCGGAAGAAGGTAACATTGACACTCTCCGCACCAAGATCAAGCACTTCGCGTCCACCGTGTCGCTCGAAGGTGATCTGAAGGTTGTTATCCTAGATGAGGCAGACTATCTGAACGCGCAGTCAACGCAACCTGCCCTCCGTGGATTCATCGAGGAGTTCTCTGATAACTGCCGCTTCATTATGACTTGTAACTTTAAGAACCGTGTCATTGAACCGCTACACTCACGGTGCAGTATCTACGAGTTCAATACCTCGAAGAAAGATATGCAAAAGTTATGTGCCGAGTTCTTTGCGCGAACGATGTATGTCCTCGAGCAAGAAGGCATTGTCGTCGAGAGCAAAGATGAAATCGCTAATCTGATCATGCGGTATGCCCCTGACTGGAGGCGTGTCCTGAACGAACTACAGCGTTCATCCATCGGCGGTAAGTTGAACATCGCTATGCTTCAAACCGCCAGCGACCAGTATGATGATCTGTTCGAGCATCTGAAGAAGAAAGACTTCAAGAAGATGCGCAAGTGGGTGTCAGATAATATGGACGTAGATTCGTCTGTAGTTTTCCGAAGTATCTATGACAGCATGTACGAAAAGGTTGAACCTTCCTCGATCCCGCAGTTGGTTTTGTATCTCGCCGACTACCAATACAAGAATGCATTCGTTGCTGACCACGAACTAAATATGGTTGCTTGTATGACTGAGATAATGGCGAACGTGGAATTTCAGTAATGGATTGGCAAAGGCGTACCGCGCAGATGCTCGGTCGTTTCCAACCATGGCACGACCGTCACACTCAGTTGTTCAAATCAGCATTTAGTGATGTTGGACAGGTAGTGATCATGCTGATTGAATCAGATGGCACTGCGGATAATCCTTTATCAGTAGACCAGCGTGCTGCTTTCATTGTAGATGCGCTAGAACGTGAAGGGTATGCTTACAAAGATGATTATGAGATAATCCCTGTGCCCAACATTGTAAAGGTTTCGACGGGCAAGCAAACTTATAAGATACGCCATCAAAGTATTGAGGACGAAGAATGAAAATTGTAATTGCAGGATATGGTCCGGTTGGACAATCAATTGAGCATGTGTTAAGGCAGCACGCAGGTGTAGACCTTTACATTGACGATCCATATAAAGGCGCGAACTTCCCAGAGGATCAGACGTGCACAGTTGACGGTGTCATTGTCTGTGTTGCAACTCCTGCGACACCCAATGGAGAAAGCGATACCTCTAATGTTGCAGACGTTTTCGCGAAGTATGGTGATACCAAGTACCTAATTAAGAGTGCGGTAATTCCTACGTTCCTCGAAGATTATGGTGATCTGGATATTACGGTATCTCCAGAGTTCCTTGCGAGTTCGAATGCTAACCGCGATCCAGTCCAAGAGTTTGCCAATCAAACCTTTGCAATCTATGGTGGTGGTGCCATGAGGTTCTGGCACGAAATGTTTAAACCGCTGTTGCCACACCTTGAAGAAGTTAAGTTCTGCTCACGCGATCAGGCAGCATTTGGAAAGTATGTTGAGAATACATTCCTAGCAATGAAGGTAACATTTTGGAATCAAATGTATCAAATCTACAATGACCTCGGATATGAAGATTTCGATTTGATGGTTGATACAATTGGCGTCGATCCCCGTATCGGTACGAGTCATTCTCAAGTTCCTGGACCAGATGGCAAGTTCGGTTATGGCGGGCACTGTCTACCAAAGGACACGAATGCGTTATTGCAGATGGCGAACAAGAATACAGATACTGACTTCTTGGAATCTATGATCCGCGCTAATGACAAGAATCGTACTTAATCTTGAAAACTGTTTTGATCAACCGATCAAATTAGTTATAATTAAATGATGAATATGTTGGTGATAAAATGAACCCCTTTGATTATGTAAATGCAATTAATTTTACCAAAGAAGATCTAATGCAAACCGAGGTCGACTCGAAAGCGTATAACTCATTTTTGGTAAATCGGTCACTTTCTTACTTTCCAGACACTGTCCTGGCGGCAAATATTATAAATAAGTATCATGGGTTGGATAATAAACTCCAATTCGACTTTTTAATAAATATTGTACGAAAGCGAAAAAGGTTTTCTAAATGGAACAAACCTGAGCTTGAACATGACTTGGAAGTGGTAAAAGAATATTATGGATACAGCAATGAAAAGGCAAAGCATGCCTTGTCCCTCCTTTCAAAAGAACAGTTAGCAATAATAAAAACAAGGATCTATAAAGGTGGAAGAAACTAAAATTTGGTCTCCGGCAGATATGCTTGAGATAACTCTTAACGAACCAGATGATTTTCTGAAGGTTCGTGAAACACTAACCCGCATTGGTGTGGCGTCGCGCAAAGAGAAAAAACTCTTTCAGTCATGTCACATCCTGCACAAACAGGGACGATACTTCATCGTCCATTTTAAGGAACTATTTTTGCTTGACGGTAAGAAGTCCAATCTGGAACTCTCTGACCTACAGAGAAGGAATAGTATTGCTACATTATTGTCCGACTGGGGATTGATCCAGATCGTTGATAGTGAAATGGCGAAGGACTGTGCTCCACTTCGACAAATCAAAATCATCGGATTTAAAGAAAAATCTGAGTGGGAACTCTGTCCAAAGTACAACATAGGAAACAGTAAATAGCAAAAACCTTGAGGGTAAATGAGAAACGCCGACGAATTGATGAAAAAATTCCGAAGGCGATACCCTAACTGTCCACATCCTAGGTTTCAACCAAAGATATTTGATCGTTATTATCAAATGTTTTTGCAAGAAGAAGGACTGACAGTTAGAAGATCGAAAATTAATATTTGGGTATAATTGTTT